GACTTGTTTTTTCATTGCGTTTGTGATTTGATTTGTGTTAAAGTTAATTAATTTCTTCTAAAACTTGAAATAATTTTTGCATAGTTCCAAGTCTGACCTTACCAGTCTTTTCTGCTCTGTTAACTGTGGCAAGTGATATACCTGACAATTCTGCCAACTTTTCTTGGGTTACTTCTTTTGACCTTCTTGTTCTTCTAAGTTCTTCCTTTGTCATTTTATTTGTTTTGCTTGTTTAAAATATGCGGTATAAATCGGAGTAGATATCTATTTTGTTTTTCTTAATACCCTTTTCGCATTCCCTGCACCTACTTGCTAACCTATCCTTTGAGGATGCATTCTTGTTAAATTGGTCCTTTGGTTTGTGTTCTTTACATTTCGTGCATTGTTTCATTATCTTCATTTTGAGGTAAAATAATTGACTTAACGTAACCCATTAATCTGAACTGCTCAACAGTTGCTTTTAGGTGTTCTACTGCTTCTCCGCTATAAATCATGGAATCAATTAACTCGCCAAGTAACTTATGACGTTCAATAGTGTTTAGGTCACCCCATTTAGGCAATTGCATTTCGGACATAGTGATTGTGTTTTAATTGTGATTGTGTAAAGTGATTTGCATAATCTGCATTTTACCCATATAGGTTGCAGTATTTTCTTGATATTCATTACCTGCAATATTGGTCTTGTATCTGACCGACTACCCAAAGCATTGCGATAATTGTTGCCCAAGTGATGACTGTTTTTGCTTTCATTGTTTTTTGTTTTATGTGATTAATTAAATATTTCTACTTGAGAAGGTAAAAAGGTTAATGTGATAAAATCATTTAAAAATGGGACATTTATATAATATAAATTGTCTTGAACTTTTACAACCTTATGCATTGTACCTTGAAGGTTCATCAAGTTAATTTTAATAATTGCTTTCATTTTTTGTGTTTTTTTAATGTGATTGTTTAGTGAAGGTAATTCTTTTTTTAATACAAAGAACACTTTTTTAATCTTTTTTAAAATATTTTTTGTCGTTTACCCATAAAAAAGACCCCCAATATAGAAATATCAGGGGTAAATCACATTAATAAACACAATTAAAAACAGTCAGATGTCACTTGTAAATAGCATTTCGTGCATGGATTTTACAGAATATTCAAGCATTTCCAAACAAAGTTTCTTTAGTTCTTGCATCTTTTCAACCTCTTCCCTTGTCATAGGATTAGCACTTTCAAGCATTGTAAGGACCTCAACCGATGCGTGTATAAATTCGGGATAGGAGTACCCTATCTCTTCCTCAACATATTCAACCTCTTCTCCTTCGCCTAAAATGAGGTCCTCTTCCATACTAAAAGATTTGCCCCTTATATATGTTCTTATTCCTTACTTCAAAGTTTTTACCATCAATATCTACAATAGCAAACCCGTGATTCCATTTATTAATTGGTAGGTATGCAGGATGTAATTCGCATAGGCAACCAAGTGACCAGGTAGTAGTTATTTCCCCGTTCATGTTGCTCTCAGAATGAGAACTGCTCTGATGGTTATGCCCTTGCATAGCACTTACCTTACCCTTTAAGAATAGACCCCTTGCAATGTTTACGGGACTGAATACCGAACCACCGAACTCATGCCCATGTATAATATTGAGGTCACCTGCTTTCATTATACGTTTGTCCTTAATTATCTCTATACCTTCTGCTCTTGACTTAATAATGTTTTCAAGTTCAAACTCTTCTACCCCAACAATCTCATGTGCTTTCATCCAAAGGAAATGAAAGTATCTTTCCTCGTGATTGCCAATCTTAAAATAAATCTTTGCATCAAATGTACTTTTCAGCACATCCATAAATTCTTTAAAGGTCTTTAACTCGTGTGCAAATGACCTTGCCTTGGGGTCTTTGGCAAACCTTGACAATCCAAAGAAATCTAAGGTGTCACCATTCAAAAGGATTGCATCGGGTTTCTCATGCTTTGCATAATCAAAAGCACAGGTTAACGCATCAATGCTATGGTAAGGAATGTGGATGTCGGAAAGAACCAGCAAACGCTTCGCTTTTAGTTGATAAGGTTCATAAATTGCCTCATCAGATTGTGGCAAGTTATAAGGATTCTTAGGTCTTCCATCAACCTCTTTTCTGATTGCTACTCTCTGACCTGCTTTACCTTCAATGCTTCTTAATGCCGTTCTTGCCGTTTCAATTGAATTAAAAAGCAAAGGATTATCTTGATAGACAATCCTTGCAAGTTTTAAGGTCGGCATATCCCATCCGAACCTTTCACGATAATCTGCACAAATGTTAACCTTTGTCATTTGAAATATAGATTAGATTCTGCTTCTCTTCTTCTTGTAAGACCTGCAAGAACCTTGCCACCTGCTTTGTTCCACTTTAAGAACTCTGCCTTTATGCTTTGGTCATTGTGATTAGCAATAACCTTTTTCAACAATGTTGACTTCTGAAGATTAGCAATGCCACAATTATATGCAAAAGAAACTAATGCACCGAATTGGTTAGGGGTTATATGCGATGGCACTAATTTTACAACCTTAGCAGAGAAATCATTTGAAATGAGTTCAAAAAGTTGTTCTGCTTTCTCTTGAGATATTGCATTTCCTGCAACAACTGGTGTGCCATCTTCAAAGAAAGTATTGCCGTACCCAATAGTCCACTTCATTGCAGAGCATTGATATGCTTTAAGTTTACATCCTTCAAATGATTTAATTAAGTCTGCACCCTCTTTGTTCAGTTTCATATTTTAGATTTAATGTATAATGCACCGAATATCATTGCAATGATTGCAAACAACCAAATTTGCCTTCTTTTTGCTTTTCCTTTCCATTCTATTACCTCTCCACCTAAACGTGCTGAATCTGCCTGTAATAACCTCACACGAGCATTGTCTACAATGAAGGACTTAACTGTGTCATGGATGGTTACAGACTTGATTATATCCCTTGTTTTCCAATTGGTGATATAAACAAATTCGTTTACTTTTTGTGTATCAACTTGAATGTCTATGTTCACTAAAGTGTCAAACTCAACCAAGGTATCAGATTTGACAATAAAGGTAGTGTCATTTGCACACCATCCACCTTTAACCACAACCTTTGCGACTTTTTCAAGTTTATCTTGGTCACGCAAAACCTGCTTAACTGGGTTGCATCCAACAAGTAAAAGCAATAAAATACTAATCTTTGTTCTCATCCTTCTTGAATATTTTCTCAGCACTTGTCAAACCAAGGCAACCAAACGCAAGAGCAGACACAGAGTAAACAAGTGCTTCTGATGGTTCAGTTTCGTAGAATGAATTGTGATACATTGTTACGCAAATAATCATTACGCAGATAAATCCACATAAACGCTTCATTGATAGTCTGCCGTTTTCTTCACAAAAGAATTGTTTCATTGTTGTTCAGTTGAGTCAATTGATGAAATGGAATCGGTAGAGGTTTTCTTTCTACCCCAAAAATTAGTCTTTTCCTTAATGATAATAGTATCTCTAATGGTAATAGTCTTGACTATTTTTGCATCCTCTTTGAGTTTAGCATTTTGCAATTTGATGCTTAATACGTTTAGCAATACTTGCTTCTCTGCTTTCTCAATATGCTTGTCAACTTTTGGGAGGAACTTTACAATAGTGTCAATGTGTTCCCTTGATTGCATAAGGATAGTATCAACCCCATCAAAAAGGATTTTCTCCTCTTTGACAGGGTTGGCACATGATGAGATAAATAGTAATACAATTAATCGTTTCATTTGATTTTCCCAAGTTCTTGAAGGACTAAGATTTTAGATGTTGTAGCAGAGAGCAATGAATCAGACCTCTTGAGTTGAATCCCAAGAGCATCAATCTTTGCTTCTAACTTTTCTATCTTGCTTCCTTGCCGTTCAATCTGCTCGGTGTATTGCATCTTTTGGTCAACATATAAGTAACCAATTGCAATCAATGTAATGAACAGAAAACCTTTTACTGGGTCTTTGCTGAACTGCTCAAATGAAATCGGTAATGCACTAATTTTTTTATCCATTTTCGTTTTTCTCTTTTTGGAGTTCTTCTGCAATCTTTTGATTAACCTCTTGGAGTTGCTTTTGCAAATACTCAATCTGTGCTAAACAATCATAAGCAGCACCTTTCAATTCTAATAGTGTCATAGTTTAAAATTAAGATTCAAATTTACTAAATAATTGTCAGATTAAGTTTCTCAGCACTCCAATTGTAAATCCATGCGTTAATCGCCATTGCAGGTTGGTCTCCCCATGCTACATAGTCCGCACCATCAATGGTAAGATTTGATTGAGCAACTTGTTCGCCTTGAGATTCAACACCTTCAGCATCTACAACTTTGGTGAACAACTGCCAATAATTCGTTGCACTGCTTTCGTAGTTGTCATTGATGCAGGTAACTTGAAAATACTCCGCTTGTTTGCTTTCGCCATTTACCCATACATTAACGGGTTTGATTTGTTTTGCCATTTTTATATTTGTTTAATTTTTAAACTGATGTTATTGTTTCCCATGTAGTACCATTGTAAACGCATAGTTTAACCAATGTTGTATCAAATACCATAAGACCCTGT